ATTATTGTTTAAAAATGAGATTAATAAAAGATAGATTTTTCCATATCTATCTTTTATTTTTTTCTTGAAACCCAGCTAAAAAACAACCCTTCACAATCGATTTTAAGCCGTTTTTATTTTTAAGGCAACAAGTTATATGCCTTGATTTTACTGCATTTTTGCACAAAAAAAGAGCTAGACTAGAAATTAATCTAATCTAGCTCTAATATTATAATTTAGTACAATAATTTAATGAAATCCACCCACTTGGAATTAATCCAAATCCATTTTGAACTTTAGTAACTGTTGTTACTACTCCACGTTTTAATCCATTAGTATATTGGTTTCCTAATTTCTTATTTTGATATCTTGCATTTGCTGTTAATTGTTTATATCCTTTTATTTTATACTTTGTACTAGGTCCTGTACGAACATTTAATATACTAGCATTTACTTTGTATTTTCCTGTAGTGTATTTTACACCAGAAATTGTTTTAACCGAATTTGAAGCTACAGCCATATAACTTGTTAAATAATTACTAGAAACCCATCTATTTGTTCCTATTCTACTCCAATTGCCATCTGTCTCATATACTGTTACTGCTGTACCATTAGATAATCCACCTACAATATATCCATTAGGCTTATTTCTTATATTTAATCCTATTTTAGCATTTACATATCTAGTATATGCTTGTGTTGTAACTGGACGTGTGTTGTTTACTTGTACATTTCCATCATGAGCAAATGCAAAGAATTTACTATAATTAGCATAGTTTCTAAAATTATCTATACTACAATATACTGTATTTCCATCTACAGTTACTTTGCCTCTTCTTGTACTTGTTGAGAATTTGCCACTATATAAATATGGATCATATATCTTTAATGTATCTCCATCTATTCCAACTAGAACGATAAAGTGTCCGCCCGTTGTAAACAATCCGTTTCCACATGATACTATTACATAATGATTATTTCTTAATAACTCTACAGCTTTGTCTAAATAATATGTTTCTTCATATCCAATATCAAATTCGTCTGCTACAGCTCTAAAAGCACTAAAATATGTACCATTATTTGCACTTCTATATCCATGTTGTACAAACAAATCACACATAGTATCAGGTGTTATTGCTCCTTTTGTAGCTGTTACTACCATTGAAGCACATGTAGGACCACAAGCGCTAGAACCTATTGTTTGGTTTGGATTGCCTACACTAGAATACATCTTGCTTGCCCATCTACTATCTAATTGTGAATAATATGTTAATCCAACATAATCTCCTAATTCTACGTTCCAAGTTTCTGCTTTTGCTCCTTCATAAGCTATGTCTCCTTGAAGTTGAAATCCTTCTGTTTCTTCTCCTTCTTGCTCATTTGATACAGCATTCTCTTGTTCTTCTGTTTGTTCTATTATTTCTGTAGATGGTAAAGATTCTATTTCTTCTTTACTCATTTCTCTTGTTGCTATATCTGTTACAGTGTCTGTAACTTTCTCTACTACATCTTTTTTTAGCTCCTTATCATCTATAAAAAATATTGCACTAAAAAATATCATAACCATAGCCACTATAACTGCTATGGTTATATTTCTATCTTGTTTTTTCATTTCAATGCCCCTTTCTTTTCTAATTCTTCCCATTTACTATGTACATATGAATTTCCTTTAAGGTTTGTATATTCTTCATATATTTCATAAGCTCTTTTAATTTGAATATCTGACTTTGGTTGTTTGTTTTCTATGTCAGATAGAAAATCTGTCAAATATGTTTTGTCATGTTCTTTTTGATTTTCCTTCATTTCTTTTTTTACTGCTTCTAACTCTTTTTTAAATTCTGCCTTTATACTTTCTAATGTCTCAATTTTTTTATTAGTTTGATTTGATATTAATGTATTAATAATAACTCCGCAGTACTGTTATTATTGCTACTATTATTGTGCTATCCACTATCCCACCTCCTCTATCTCTTTAACTTTCCACTTCTGTATTATCTTTTCTTTTTGTTTTTGATAGTAAGGTTCTAAGTACTGTGTTTCCATATTAAAAGCAGGTTCTTCCTCTATTTCTAAAGTCTTGTAACCTGCTTTTTCGAAATCTTCTTCTCGTGGATTTATTACTTGCTTATTATCATATTCTAGTATCTTTTTGTAATTTGCATATTTTACATTGTATTCATTTATATATTTTACTAACATATTAACTCTCCTTTTCTCCATATAAAAAATCTCCTGTTCCGCTTGTTGTAGTAAAACTTTTTATTTACTTTGTCATACATACATGCTACGCCATTTTTGTCAAGAACTGGTATCATATCTCTAACTAATACATCATTATCATATATTTTAAAATCATAAACTTTTCCTTTGAAACATCTGTTATCTGCTTTATTTGCATTATTCCACGTAAAAAGATAAATATTATAAAATTCTGTAAAAGTTCCTCTATTTGGTAAGATTTGATTTACATTATCAATTGTATATACTTCATTTGAAAGTACAACTGTATGTTTTTTGTCATCTATTGTGTTGACTGTAGTATTATTTTTTTGTGTATTACCACCAAAACCACTAAAAGCAGACTCTGCATTATTGAATCCCCACGTCAATCCGTCTAAGATTTTAGTTTTTCTTGCTCCAAATAATAATGTTGATATTTGATTACCACTAAAAGTACATTCTATTTTTAAACTTTGTTTAGTTTTCACTTCTGTGTTTATATATTGAGTTCCTGTACCTTCGATGTAATTTAATTCTGTATATTCATTTTGTTTCTTTATACTCATCATTAGTCTTCTTCTGAAATTAGACATTTGACACCCCCAACAACACACCAATATTGTCTACTATACTACATTGATATATTTTGTTTACCTCTATCGTCGGTGTTTCTAGCCATTTGACTGTATTAGGTAAAGTTAAAGTAGTTGCAGTAGCTCCACTTATAAATTCAAACATAAACTCATTTAAAACTGATGTATCTGTTATTGCGGCAAGTGTGATATTTAAACTTGATACTTCCCCGAATTTATAGAATTTATTTGATTCTATTTCTTGTGTGGTCAATGTACTTTCTACTATTTCTACTGAATAATTTTTCCCATCAGTTCCGTTTGTGCCATCCTTACCGTTAGCACCATCTTTTCCGTCAATACCTTTTTTTCCTTGAATACCTTGTATTCCCTGCTCTCCTTGTGGTCCAATTGGTCCTTGGATTCCTTGTTCTCCTTGAGGTCCAGTTTCTCCAATGTCTCCTTTTTCTCCCTTTAGTTCTTCTTTATGTTCATTTACATATGTTTCAACTACATTTGGTACTTGATTATCAGCATATTCTTTAGCACTTTTTAGTATATCTTTGTCTTGATTATCAACGTATTCTTTATCTGCTGTTTCTTTAAAATTTGCACTTATTACGTTGTTTCCTATTGTTATATTTTTCCCTGCTTTCAATTTGTCCTGCTTATTGTTTAAAACATCTAAAATATCAGGGTAATCTTCTTCTATTGTAGATGTTGCATTTATTGAATCCAAGATATTCATATAGAATTTTTTTGATTTAAACACTGGTATTCCATTTTCTTTTTCATCTTCTGTTATTCTTAATTGTAAGTATATTATTGACGTATCTGAAAGTAAGCTTGGTTTTATTTCTACCTCATATGTTTCATTTACTTTATCCATTGGTATGTACTTTTTTGTTCCATCTTCTTTTTCAAATTCTAACCATGCTACTCCATTTTTAAAGTTCTCGAAATAGAATATTATTTTTCCCTGTAAGTTTTCTCCATCTATTCCAAGAACTTTATCATTAAAATATACCATACTATTATCTGCTACTTTTATTTTCTTATCCTTCATATCATATCTTTTCCCTTCATATTAATCACAGATTATTCAACTGCTTCAACCGTTAAATATGCACCTAAATATTCTAAGTTTCCACTATAATTACTTGATATAGCCATTGATATTTTATCACCTTCGGTCACTTCAATTACAAATGGAGTAATACTTGCTCCTATAAAACTTATATTACTTGCTCCGAGCTAAATAATAATCTTTTATTGCTTGCGAGTTTTTTTCAATATAAAAAGTTTTATCTCCTTGAAGTGTCTCGCTTATTCCTCTACAAGTAGCTGAACATTTTATTTTAGTAACTCCCTTTCCTATAACGATTGTATTATTTATCACTGTCAACTTGTTTCCTACAATTTCCGTATCATCTAACGATAAAGCTTGCTTTCCCCAAGATGTTGATATATTTATTGTTTGCCTATTTGAAGTTGCTGTAATTATATTTTTTTCTTTTAACTCTAAAATAAGAGGTTTAGACATTGTCTTCACCTCCCATTTTTTTATTTATTAAAGTGTAGCTCTCTCTCTTAGAACCACAACGGTTTTGCTAATTTTGTTCATATTATCATTCTCCTTTTTATTTCTAATTTTTAGTGTAATAAACTGTAACATATACAATTCCTGTTCTGCTTCCAGAATCATTATTATTAATTCTTATCGTATTATCTTGTATAAACGCTCCAATGCTTAAGTTACTATTAAAATATATATTACAAGGAACAAATTGACTGTCATCAGGATTGAATCCTCCTTCTAATCCTATATATGTTACGTTAGTAAGTCCTGTTGATGTCTTACTACCTTGCCCTGGGTTTGGTAATTGTCCACAATTTATTCTTTTTCCATATATTCTTTTTCCATCTATAAATTCGTTTGTTTCAAACTCTTCTCCTGTTTTTATAAAAACTGCATTTCGTGGTTCGCCCATATTTTCACTCCTTTACTTATATAAAAATTCTAATTTACTTCCTACTGGTACGTCCCAGTCTAGGAATTGAATTGTAGTACTCTTTGTTCCTTCCTCTCCGACTTCAATATAGTTTTCATTATTTATAAGCTTACATCCTTCAAAAAAGATTGATAAAGAATTGTTACCAACAATATAAATTATCGGTATTGCATAGTCTGCATTAGCTGATATTTCTACTTCAACTATTAATGAAGAACTTACTGTTTCTCCACCTTTTCTAACATTTTTTGCAGTCGCTTTTTTATTTGCTCCATTTTGTACTATCATTATTAAATCTTCATCATTAACACTCTCTGCCTCTGTCATTTCACTAACTTTAATCTCCATTCTATTCCCCCCATTCCGTTCTGATAGTCTTTTTATTCTCAGTCACTATTGTCAATCCACTTTCAGTAATTAGTGACTTTTTAAACGAATAATCATCCTCTACTTTTATCTTTATTTTTAAATTAGAACCGTACATAAATTAATGCAGGCTCTACTATTATTTCTTTTATTTTAGACATTATTTTGTATTCCTCCACGTTCCAGCTACTTTAAAGAATAACTTTGTTAGTTTCCAACTACTATCTTTTTTATACAACTTTGCTTTAATCCATGTTCCTTCTTTTTTTACATATATGTTTGCTTTTAATGTTATTATAGATTTTGCAGTAGCATTATAAATACTATTTGTGGTTACTACGTATGTAATTTCTGTAGTTTCATCTTTTAATAGCTTGATCATTTTAGAAAGTTCTTCTTTTGTAAAAGATAAAGTATAAGTAGAAGTTAAATCTTCTCTTGAACATATTTCTGTCTCTCCGATTTTTACAGTTAATTTAGCTGTTCCATTTGCAAGATTAGAGAAACCGATATCAATATCTTGTCCAAAATCGGTATTTGCAACGTTTGTTATTTTAGCAATATCTTTTGTTGTTGCATATGCATAACCAGTTATTGTATCCACACCATTAACATTTGCTTTCAATCTGAAGTTATAAGATGTATTGCATTTTAAATTACTAATACGTATTGTCGCATTCCTATACCAAGAACCACTAACAGTACTTACATCTTGCCAAGCTCCTCCATTCGCACTAACCTGCATAGTTGAAACATCTTTATCTAAACTATATGAGATATCTACAGTATCTAATGTACTATTGTTTATATAAAAACTAGTAAAGTTAGCGCCTCGTGGAATTTGATTTAACCATACTCCTGCACTGCAACTTCCACTTCCAATTCTAGAAGTGTTTGTATCCCAATATCCACTAACACTAAAATATTTGCTTCCATTTGCGTCATGATAAATATTTCCAGTCCATTCAGCTAATAAAATATCTTTATACGCTCCTGAACTATAGTTTAGAGAACTTATGCTGTAACTTCCTAAATCTCCCATATTTCCATATGTAGTATTATTAGTATAAGCATAATAACTAGAGCCATCGAATGTTAAATACATTCTTACAGTTACATTTGTATAATTGCCTTCTACGCTTTGCCAGTTTTGAGTTATAGATTGCCATAAAGTATAATGACTTCCATAACTTCCAGACATATTTCCCATGTTTTAACACTCCTTCTATTCTAAGTATTGAAGATATAAATCTCCATCGTTTCCTAAATCATCTGTTGGCTCTTCTGTACCATTTAAAATTGAACTTTTTAACATATAAGCACTTCCATCTTTTACTCCTGCTAGCTCGGTTTCTAATTCTGCTAAAACTTCTCTATATTGTGTTTGAATTTCTGCGTATATTCCTTGAAAATCTAAATATGTACGCTTGTCTACTAAGTCTGTAATTCCTGCGGTTGTTGTTTTAAATTGAGCTAATTCATATTGATAAACTCCATTATTATTAGCTACTATATCTGTTTGAGTTAAATTAGGATAAGCACTTGTACCTTTTAGTACTTTATAATTAACTTGTAATAACTCCTCATCAGTATTTTCTTTTGATAAGTCTATTTCTACAACTAATCTGCAATATGCTGTATCTGTACCTACTGGAATTGATGTTGATGTATCTTCTTCGACAAATCTCCCTCTTACACATACACATCCACTTGAAACCGTTAATGTGCTTCCTGATGCAGTAACTTGCATTTTTTCTTTGTAATTTTCTGCTATCCCACATTTTTTATTTAAAAAAGTATCAATAAAAAGAGCAAAGATTTCATTTCCGAATCTTTGCTTCTTGAATACATGTCCTTTTAACATATTTACTTGTTCCTTTCCTTTAATAATTTATCTATAAACTTAATTCTTATATTTCCACACGTATATTCATAAAATTTTTTTCTAGTTATTTTTACTGCTGAAATATAAGTATCAAATATCAAAGATTCTCTTGTTTTAATCGCAATGGGTGTACCTATTTTTAGTAGTCTATTATAAAGATTGAATGTAATGTTATGATTGTAACTGTTAGACTTCATTGTATCTAATGCTTTTTGCGGAGCATCCTCATACTTTTCTGTATATACTGTTTCTGTTCTTCCTTCTGCTCTGTTTTCATTTGTCATATCTGTAGTTGTAGTCCTATCATTTAACAAGTATAAAGTATATGTATCTGTACTTGTTAAAACTACTACCTTGCTTACTACATCTGTTTCAAATACTTCTGAATAATTAGATATTGCCTGAGCTTTTGTATCAATTAATTCTTTATTTGTTGATTTAACTTCTATCGTCACAACTAATTTTTTATCTACAATATCAAAGTCATATACAACATCATAATTTTGTGTGCAATTTGTCATCCAAGTATGTAGGTTATATATTCCGTCTTGCACATTTGTTACACTTGTTTGCTTTGATGTATGTGTTCTTACTTCTATCTTTAAATAATTTTTGTTTACAAATACATCCGCATTCTCTATAAAGTTTTTAGTAATTGCATCTGCAATAAAATCTTCTACTCCCTTTGTTTTTATTAATTCTTCATTTTCCAGCTTGATGTTTTGATTAAACATATTTGTTATGTACTTTAAAGTATATTCATACATTCTTTTGCCATCTTCATTTTTTATATTTTCTAAGATTCCCCAATAAATCACTTCATTGTTTTTCTTTACTACAATTATATCTTTTGCCATCGCTGTTGTCTTTTTCAAAACTTTTATTATTGTGTTTGCATTCGTTTCTTCATCTATATTGATTTCATAATCCGATATCTCAACAATATCTTTTATAGTAAAATCTTTATGATTGAAAATATATATAAACACTTTATTGGTTTCTATTTTTATTTTTTCTTTAACAAAAACTTGTATTGCTTTTGTTTCTTCATAGCTTTGTCCTGATAAATCTGTAAATTTTATATCAGCATTATGTATTCCACCTACTAAAGGAGCTATTAAGTCTACTTCATAATATCCTGCTTGCTTATTATAATTTGCTACATAGTTTTGATTATTAAAATTAATTGTCATTTCACTTTTCACTAGTCATACCTCCTAAACTGCTTTATAATAAGCTAGTATAGTAACTTGTGCATTTAATATTTCATTGTCTGCTTTTAGTCTTAATTCGCAGCTTTTATTTTTTGGTAATCTTATTACGTTATCATTTTCAAAATCTATATAATCTAAAGAAAAAAGACTCGTAAGAGTCCCGTCTGTATTTTGCTTATTTATATAAAATTCATTTTCTTTTGTCCCATATAATAGTTTCTCATATTCTTCAATTTCAATAGAAAAAGGAACTTTTTGATAAAGTTCCCCTTCTACATATAATTCTACTATTGGATTAACAACAGGTCCATTCATTTCTATCAAGACTGGTGCGTCTACATGCCCATTGTTTATATATGATAAACTTCTTACATTATAATCAGTAAATTTACTATTCCACTTAAAGTCCCATCTTAATTCATCTTCTTGCTCTTCCATGTTATAAACTACAGTATTTTGCTCATACCACAGACTTAAACAATCAAATACAATCGTTTCATTCATTACTCCATTTGTCTGAATTTGAGATTTAGTTAAGCTTTGAATGTTTATATTTTTTAAATATTCTCTTTCTCCATTCTTGAATGGAACTTTATAAGCAAGTTTTAAACTTTCTGCTCTTTCTATAAAATCAACTAATTCTTTGAATCTATCATATTTTAAAAAGTTCACTGTACCTGTTATTTGTCCTTGTTCAAATTTTCTTAAATTTTCTACAAACATATTTCCTAATTGTTCATATTCAGTTGAATACGAATATCCTAATCCGATTAGGGTCTGTTAGTAAACAATTATTTTGTATATCCATCAAAGAATAACTTTGTCCTTTTTCATTAAGTAATCTAAAACCTCTTACCACCTATCTCCCTCCTTGATATAAATAAATACTCTAACAAATAGCATTCACTTCGTTAGAGTCTTATTTTTGTATTTTTTAACTATTTTTTAAAAGACCTATATCCTATAATGTTAAATTCATAAGAAGGTTTTTCTTTTGCCCCTAAATAACTAGAATCATATGTGCTAAATTCACCTTTTCCATTATGGACGACAACATAATTGTAATCCGTTTCATTGCTTGTCTTATTATTTTCTTCAATTAAAACAAGATAATCTTTATCTTTGTTTTTGCAAGAAATTATTCCTTTTCCACTATATGTTAATGAATCGCCAGTATAAGTGTATGTTGTTTTTTCAGTTTCCATATCAAAAGATTCGATTTTGAAATCAGAAAGACTAACCTCATTGTTCGCCCAACCTATAATAGTTAAACTCAAAACTACTGAAATAGTTACAGAGATAACAATTTGAACAATCATATAATTCTTGCCTTTAGTTGCACAATCTTGGCATATACCATTTTCCAACTCGCTTTCTAAGCATTCTTTTTTACATTTTTTACATATCATATCTATACCTCCATTTTATAATTATAAAATGAGTTTATCATATATTTTTATTGTTTTTTGTCGAAATTTGTCGGCAAAAATATTTTTATGGCATATATTGTCCAAATTTTCTGTCTAAATAATCAAATGCTCTATCTAATTCCGCTTCAGTTAAATGCTGTGGATATATTTGAAGTGTTATTTTATTATTATTGTTTACCATACTCGTATTATTGGCAATTTTTCTACTTAAACTTCCTTGTAATTTTCCAAAATCTTTAACTTTTGGCATATTCACATTAATCAGTTCTTCTTCTAATTTCTGTGATAAGTTACTTGCAGAATTTAATAACTTAGGTGATGAACTATCTAAAGTTCTCGCTAATCCTCGAATCATATCTGGCATCCACTTTTCATATTCACGCAAAGGTCCTCTATCTGGTTTAGAAAAGTGAATGAATGAAGATATTGTGCTTGCTAAGCCTGATAATATTCCAGTAAACCAACTTCCTTCACTCTTTTGTTTAATTCCTTTTCCAAGTCCTTCTACCATATCTTCGCCCCAAGTTTTGCTGTTATTAGATTCTATTGCGTTTTGTGCTCTATTAGCTAAATTTCCAGCTTCATCTTGTACTGTAGTATCTTTTCCTAAGGCTCTCGCAGAATTTGATATTTCATTTTCTGCTTCATTTGCTAATTTTAAATTGTTTCCAAAAAGTATTGTTGCTTGACTTCCTTTGCTTCCCGCTGCTTCTGTAAGATTTGTGTCTGCGGAAATTATTCCTGTTGCTTCTTGTATTTTTTGTGCTGTTGTTGGTCCAACTTTTGATAATGCAGTACTATATTCAGAATAACTTTGTTCTGCAAGAATTTTCCAAGCATTGATTTGGTCTTGAGATAGATCAGTAACTGATGACGTTTGCTTTGCTAAAGTATCCGCTAAGCTTGCTAGTTCCTGTTGTTGTGTAGATAGTTGTTTATTCAAGATTTCTGATTGATATACGTCATTACTATTGACCGCATCTTGCCAGCTTTCTTTTAATAGTTTTATGTATTCACCTTGATTTATTATTTGCTGTTCTATACTTTGTTCTGATTTTTGTTTTAACGTTTCGTAAGAAACTCCAATTTGAGTTATCGCTTTATCAATAGCTTCTGCTGACCCTTCTGCACTTGCTTTTTGTAAATTGTTAACATCATCAATTGTCTTACCATATTTGCTTATTATTTCTGTTTGCTCTCCAATCTGTCTTGCAATGCTACTATATTGCATTTCTGCTTCCTTTCTTTCTCTTGCATTTCCAGACGCCATCTTCTCTGCTGCCTCGGCTAATTTTTGCTTTAATCCTACTAATGTTTCTGTGGCTTTTGATGATTCCGCCATTGCTGTTGCATATTCTTGCTGATATGCATTCAATACCGCTTCTGCTCTTTTTACTGCTATAGTTTTATCAATTTCATTTTGTAAATCTTGATATTTATCTATCACATTTCCTGTCATTGTATATTCTGTTCCAAGTGCTTTACTTAATATTCCAAGTATGGTTTGAGCTCTGTCTTTGTATCCTTGTTTTACCTTTCCGTTCTCATCTGTTATTTGTTTTAATTCATCTGATAATTTTCCATATGTTTCTATTTCTGGAATGGTACTAGATAATATGTTCTGTCTTGATTCCCCTAAACTTTCCCATGATTCTTTTTGTTTCTTCACTTCATCTCTTAATCCTCCTAGTGATGCCTTTTGGGTAGTATCTGCTATATACCATGCTGCATATGCTGCACACAAAGTTGTAATTGCAGTAGTTGCTAACCCTATAGGAGTTGTCAATCCTTTTGCAACAATTGCAAGTTTATTAACCGATTCGCTTGTATCAATTGAGTTATTTTTTGCAACTGCTATAGCTTGTGAGAATGTTCCAACTCCTTTTGTTACTGTTCCTACTGTTTTTCCTAATGTTCCTACAATTTTAATCGCTGGTCCTATTGTTGCAATTAACGCTCCTGTTTTTATTATGTTTGTTACTTCTTCTTCATTTAAATTGTCAAAATTATCTATTAATCCGTCTATTTTATCCAATAATTTATTAAAACTTGGTGTTAGCTTGTCTCCTGTATTTGTTGCAACATTTAATATTTTATTTTTAGTAGTTTGTAATCTGCTGTCTAAAGTTTGATATCTCTTATCTGCTTCATTCGTTAATGCTGTATTCTCTTCCCATGCTTTATTTCCAAGTTCAATTGCTTTGCCCATTACTTCGCTTGCATTTGCTGAACGTAGTAATGCATCTCTTAACCTCGTTTCTGTAATTCCCATATCATCAAGAATTTTAATTGCACTTTTTCCACGTTCTCCGCTCTTTGATAAACCGTCGACAAATTGCATTATTGCATTTGTTGCATCTTCTTTAAATGCTTTTTGAAACTGTTTTGTGCTCATTCCTGCAACAGATGCAAAGTTTTTTAAATCTTTTCCACCTTTTTCAACTGCTAATTGCATATTTACCATTACTTTAGAAAATGCTGTTCCTCCTGCTTGTGCCTCTAGTCCAACTGAGCTTAATGCTGTTGCCAATGCCATGATTTGTGATTGGCTCATTCCTACTTGTGTACCTGCTGAAGCTAAATTCATTCCCATATCTGTAATTTCAGCTTCTGTTGTAGCAAAGTTGTTGCCCAAAGCAACAATTACAGAACCTAGTTTATCAAAATCTGACTGACTCATTTTAGTTACATTTGCAAATCTTGCTAAGGTTGTTGCTGCTTCATCAGCTGATAAATTAGTTGCATTCCCCATGTTTATCATTGTTTTAGTAAATGTTAATATATTGTCAGTTTGTATACCTAATTGTCCTGCCGCTTCTGCAACTGCTGATATTTCTGTTGTGCTTGCAGGGATTTCTTCAGCCATATCTTTAATTCCTTGTTTTAGATTAGCCATCTGGGTTGCTGTTCCATCTACTGTTTTTTCTACTCCTGTAAATGCTGTTTCAAATTCTTTTGCAGAGCTTATTAATCCTGTAGCTATTCCTGCAATTGGTAAAGTTAATCTTGTTGTTAAAGTACTTCCTAATTTATCAACTTTATTCGAAATGTTTGCTACTTTGTTTCCAAATTCTTCTATACTTCTTCCTGCTTTCGTCCAATTTGAAGTCTCTGCTTTTAAATTATTTAACTTATTTTGTGTGTTAATTATTTCTCTTTGTAAATTCCTGTAGTTTTTTTCAGATATTTCTCCACCTTCTGCAATAGTTGCATCTGCCATTTCTTGAACTTTATTCAATTCTTCTAATTTCTTAGAAGTTTGTTCTATATTTTGTTTTAAAACTGTTTGTTTCTGTGATAATAATTCTGTATTTTTTGGATCTAGCTTAAGTAAAGAGTTAATTCCTTTTAATTCCTTGCTTAAACTAGCTGTGCTAGAATTAACTTTCTTTAATGCATTTTGTAATTTTGAAGTATCTCCACCAATTTCTACTATAATACCTTTTATGTTTGCCATTTTTCCACCTCTTATATAAAAATAAGAGGCTAAAATAGCCTCTTACATCAATCTATCCCAATCAGCTTGGGTTGCTTTTCTAACTTTTTTTACTTTTTTCTTTTCTATAGTTGAATATAATATCTTCATTGCTTCTATGTAAGTAATCTCTTTTAAGTCTTCTATTGTTAATCCTATTCTTAGACATGAAGCTATAAATTCTTGTTCTGGGTATTCCTCAATAAAGTTTTCATCACCAGTATTAATCTTTTTAATTTTTTCATACAATTCATTATCAACAAAAGCAATTTACGGCAAATTCCGTTACCTCTACAATCCATTCATCATTAGTTCTTATTGTTGGTATGCTTTCTAGCCATTCATCATACTCTGGTATTTTTTTATCTGCTGCAAGAATCATAATATAAGCCATTCTTGTAGCAGCTTCAATAAACAATCCCATATCTTCTAACATTAATGTTGATAAACTTGATATTATACTTGAATCATCAACATTAGGATTATCTTTTTTTAGGCTTTCCGCTAATAAGACTTGCTTTGTTAAAAATGCTTGTAATGTTCTAATATCACTAAAAATATCGGTATTAAATTTACTACGATAATTTTTATAAGTTAAAGCATTGCAATCAATTGGATATTCTTTGCCACAAATTTCAATTGTTTTCATAATTACCTCCTATACTTCCGCTGTTGCATCTTTTTCATATACTTTATCAAAGAATTTTTTGTAAATAGCCTTGTTTTCTTCCGTTGGTTCTAAGTAAGTTCCAATAGCGCTATCTATTGAACGTGGTGCTATTGTAATTGGTAAACTATCTGTTCCTGGTTCAAGACTTTCTTCTTTTGTATTATGCTCTCTTGATGGTCTTGAAGCAGAACAATCCCAATAAACGTATCTTCTTTGCCTGTCATCTCCATCAGCTTCAAACATTAATGCAAATCTTGATTCTTTATCCTCTGCATTTTCTATTATTGCTCCATTTTTATCTTTTGTTCTTCCAAATATCTCAGTTTCGAATTGTTCATTTACCATTGCAACAACTAAATCACCTTGATATCCTTGATTTGAATTTTTTCTAAAATAAATTATATTATCCGCATACCATTTAGACTCTTCCCCTTGTGGATCTGGTGAAAAGCCTCTAGCTCCTGGTAATGCAAATGGTTTTCCATAAGTAATTTGACCATCTTTTTCTGTTAATTTTGAAATATGTACATTTTTAATACCATATAAAACTTTGTTTTCCATTTTCATTTCCTTCTTTCTTTTTAAATTTCAAAAAAATAACTCACTTGCCAAATTTCTTCATCTGACAAATAAGTTTCTTCTGTTTTATTCCAAGCTATATCACCTAGAATTTCATTTTCTATTTTGTTTTGCATATCTATATCTTTATCAATATAGGTATAATCTAATTGTATTGGTGTATCTTTTAAATACACTTTATTGTCTGCCATAAAATTATTTGTATCTCTACAAATAGCAACTAAATGTGGAGGTTCTACTGATTCTTTAAATGCTCCATAAGCATATTGAAAGCCTTGATTTTCGCATCTTATTTTTAATTCTTCTAATGTCATTTTATACCTCCTATTTTCTGTTTAAGTTTCTTTTCATATTCTTTTGAGTATTTTTCTTCTACGGGTCTTATATGTGGAATAGCTTTTGTTCTTCCACCATTTCTAGTAACGTGCCCAAATTCAAGTAAATGAGTTAATTGGTAATCTGTTTTATTGTGTATTTTCACAGAATATCTATTTCTTCCTAGTTTGTCTTTTTTTAATCTCCATCCTTTTGCGTAGCTTCCACGTTTTTTAGGAGATGTTGTTTTTAACTCTCCAACCGCTTCTTTGCCAACATCATTAGATACTTCTTCAACTACTTCTGAAATATCATCGGAATAGTTTTCTAAAGATTTCATTATCTCTTTTGATAAATTATCAATCTTAATAGTTTTAGACATTTTTTAATTTCCTTTCGCAAACTAATATAAGTTCATCTGCTGTTATTTCTTGCGTACGAATGATAGTATATGTTTTTTTCATATATATAAGTTCTTGTTCATCATTATAATTTATTGAACTTATAACAAGCCTTAGAGAGGGTTTATGCCCTCTCTCATTAGCTTTATAAAATTCATCTGCGTATACATCCTCTATTCTTATAATTGGAATCTCATTTTTACTTGTTTCTTCTTTTTGTACTCCAATAGAATTTGTTTTCAATGTTGTAGATAATAGTATACAACTTACATCGTACATTCTTCATCCACCACCTTGTAATCTGAACTTAAACTTAAATTGTTACAAAGAAGATTGTATGTATCTCGAGCTAATTCTTTGTCTTTAATACTTATCATTCCAAAATTACTTTTTACATACATAACTATTGCTGATTGAATTAGTGCGTCATTTAGATTTGATCCTGCATCTATATTCAATCTTTTTAGGTCTTTTATTGCAGCCTTTATCCATAATTTTATTTCATCGTCTCTCATTGTTGCTGATTCAGCAATACCCGAACTCTGTTTTGATAGTCTTATTAACTCTTCCATATAATCCTCCTTGTTTTATATTACACGCTTGCAGTTGCTTTCTTTACTCTTACAAATCCATTATATTTAGATACAGTTCCACCGATTATAGCATCTGCTCTATAGCAAATCATTCCTTTTTTGAATTGGTAATCTGTACTTTCTTGAACTTCTAAATCAGAAAATACAGGCAATTCAAAGTCCATTAAAGAACCATAAATCATTGTGTATTTTCCTGCTGTTGTTTTTTCATTTGAAATAGAGTTACAAGCAGAGTTAATAACAAATGGTACTGCAAGTCCTCCATCTTTATATGAAATTGTTCCTCTAGATCCATTTTTCGTTATGCTATAAACAAATTTGCCATCTTCTGTTTTAACTTTAGCAAAAGCTTTTAGGTCATCTTTTGAAAGTATTAAAGTTTGTGGTGCTTCAACATCTTCATTTCCACCGTAAGCAAATGTAATTTCATTTAAAGTGTCTGCATCAATCCCTCTTAATTCTATATCGCTTGTTTTTTCAGCATCAGTTGGCATTACTTTTGTATCTGCATTATAGATTCCTTTTATTGTGTTTGTTGTTCCAGCCCCTACAATTGATTGTGCACCAATTTTTTTCTTAATTGAGCTTGTTACTCTTTTTGATATTAAAGCTAAGTATTGAGCTGCAGGCAATTTTTTAACTTCTTTTGTTACTTCAATATAAGAAGTTATTTTTGCTCTACCTGTTTCAACATAATCAGTCTCAACATCTATATCATGGTATTCTCCACCTTCTGTTGTATAGTCTCCTTCTCCGTATCCTTTCTCAAATGCTACAGAATAAGATTCTCCTCCATTTAATGGTACAGTATTTAACATATCAACCATTCCTGATACTGCATTAAAGCTTTCTGAAATTTCATTTTTGTATTTTTTAGGAACTAATATTGTTCCCCCTGATACTGATACACTTCTTTGCTCTCCGTTATCAAAAGCAATCTTTACTGCTTTTCCTTCTTTTAAGTCTTTTGCTCTTTCTTCGATTATTTTTTCTTCTTCCACTTTTCTTTCCTCCTTAACTGGTTTTTCAATTACTTTTGCTCCTGAAAGATTTACATTTCTTTTTTCTAAATCTTCAATTGCTCCTTTTAATAGATTTCTTTCATCTACCTCTTCTGTTTTTTCTTCCGTTGTTTCTTCTTCAACTTCAGCGTCTTTTAATGCTTCGATTTCTTTTCTAAGTTCTTCTAACTCTTCTGGCTTAGCATTCTCAACTTTCTTTCTTAATTCTTTCTTTTTTTCTTCTAACTCTTTTAAAGTCATTTTTACTTCCTCCTATTTAAATTTTTAACAGTTCTACCACCGTTTTTATAAAAACTCTATTTAGTTTCTACCAACTAAAAAAGAAGCAGTTCTACCACCGCTTCTCTTTCGAGATTATAAACTTAATAATAATTTTAGTCTTTCTTTCTCGTTTTTTAATTCTTGATATTTTCTTTTTTCTTTTTCATATTCCTCTTTACTTCTTGCATATATTTCTGTACCATCATAAGCCGGTACATCTACAACCGATACATCAAATAATTGTGCAATCTCAGTAATTCTTCTTGTATCCGTTTCGTAATTCCACTCTTGTTTTCTTACCGAAAATGCAAAACTCATCTTATCCAATAATCCAGCTTGTATCATTTTGTATATATCTCTGTTCTGTGTAGTATCAATTAGTTTTGCTCTTATTTTTAATCCTTTACTATCTATTATTAGTTCTAAGCTTTTATTTCTTGTCCTAGCTAATATTAAGCAATTGTCATTGTGATTATATTTTAAAACACAATCTGACATATTACAGTCATTAAACGCATCTCTACTAATAACTTCTTTGCACCAACCTAAATCTGTCTCTTCTTCAAAAACTGCAGCATAACCTTCAATTATCATCTCGTCCTTTTCTTCCTGTAATGCTCTTAATTCGCTAATTCTCATTTCCTTTATTGCTTTTTCCATCATTAATTCCTCCTTGATATTTATCTGCTAAATTTGCATTTATAACATTTAAAGTCTGTAACCTCTTCTTACCTTCTTCTCCACCTATTGCAGGTAAATCAAAAATTTCTCTTCCTTCATCTACTGTTATTAACCCCAATGCTCCTGCTTCTTTTATTAAAGATATTTTTGTTTCTGTTTTTGCATATTTTATACGATTTACTGAAAATTCTATTCTGTGACCGTCTTTTATTGCCTTTTCATTAAATATTGCATTTGTAAATGCTTGTCCCATTTGTATTGCTCGTGGTTCTAAAACACTCTCATAAAATGCATTCCATTCATCGGCTGTGTATTTACTTTTAACTATATATTCAGAAATCATAAAATATCCATATATGTTCCCGTTTACCATTTCAAGTTGTTCTTTTTCCAATAAAACCGGATTTAAATTTATTTCTTTAAAGTCAAGCCTTGCATCTAATCCACCTATTCCATCTGTGCTTGATAATAAAGATTTTACAAAATTACTTTTCATTTCTTCAATATCTTTGTCTTTTAACATAGCCTGTGAAGCTTTTAATACACCTCTCAACGAAGCACTTATCTTGATTGCATTTTTTATACCATCATCGGCAACAGTTTGTGTTTCTATAGCCCCTTCTAAAGTTTGATTTGTATCCCCATAAAAATCATGTTTTGTATAAAAATTTCTTAAATGAATAATTCTATCATATTTCACATAGTAGATATTTCCATCTATAAATTGAAATTTCAGCCAAACTTCCTTTTCATATTCTACTAGAGTACAGAATAACGGGTTTAATGGATATAATCCCCTCAAATAACCTTTATCATCTATATCTTGATAAATGTATTCGTTATTTTGTGCTAATAATAAACTTATAGTTTTATAAATAAAATCATATGTAGTCATATATGGATTTGGCTTTATACTAATAATATAATTTATTTGTCCTGATATATGATTTTTAAATTCTCCGTTCTGCTGATAATGTCTAGGCATCATTTTAGCACAATGTGTTGCGATTGTATGTATACATTCTTTTGCAATTATATTGTCATCGATATTATCTGAAATATTTGTATATGTAGCATTAAATCCACTTAACAATCTTAATACATTATCATTAACTATATTTTGTTTTTTATTTCCAAACACCATATTAAATAAACTGCGCTTTTCTTTTTTCATTTCACTCCTCCTGTAGAGCTAAATAATCATTCATTTTTTCAAATAAAACACAGTAAGCTATTATTAAACTTACTGTGCCATCTATTCTCGCTCTTTGTTTCTGTCCTTTTACTGGTCTTATATTATCGTTATCATCTCTTTTTACTGCCGTATTACATAAACACCATTTTAAAATTGGGTTGCTGTTATAATTAACATTCTTTTCTATTAAATCTGCTTCTAATTGCTTCATAGGATTGCTCATTGTTTTTGCTCCTTGTCTTACTTCTACCATTTCAAATCCTTGTTCTTTCATTTCTTCTACCCAGTATTGAGTATTCCAAGGATCATAACCAACCCACAAAGCTGATATATCGTATTCATGATGCATCTTTAAGAACCATTGTGTAACATCACTGTAGTTTACTTTTGCACCTTCACATATTGTAACTAATCCACGTTTTTCCCATTTGTCATATGGTATCTTGTCGTCTTTAATTTTAAATTCTAATCTTTCACTAGGTATAAAATATTGTTGAATTACATATTTCTTACCACCTTTAACAATAAGTAATGTTGCACAAGTTAAGTCTGTTGTACTTGATAAGTCTACTCCTCCTACTGCATATGTATCAAATAAATCTTCTATGTTGTATGTTATAGGATTGTCAACGACATCGAATGATAACCACTTATCTTGTTCATTTTGTCTTATATTAAAGTCTTTGCATAGTAAGTTAGCTAACTCTGTTGGATTATTTTTTGCTCTGTTCACTTTGTCTCTCAAATCTTTTATATTCTTTATTGTTCCTAATCCAGGATTAGCTTTATACCATTTTTTTTCATCTTGCCATTCATTAGGATTATCTAATTCATATATAACTGCTAATACTGTTTCATCTACTATTCCGCCTTCTTTTCCTTCATATCCATCTATAACTGATGAAGCATATTCATATTCATTATCAAATACACTCTCTCTAACAGTTCCCATAGTTGATGTTTCTAAAAGCAAAGGTTGCTCTCTAGCAGACATTGAGTCATACATAACATCTAATAAGTTTTTATCCTTCCAAGCATGTACCTCATCACATATAACAAAATAAGCATTTAATCCATCAAGTGAATTAGAATCAGATGCAAGTGCTTTGAAAAAACTTTCTGTTTTATCGTAAAATAATCCATTAACTAAACATCTTACTCTTTTAGCTAGAACAGGACTTTTCTTTATCATTCTTTTTGCTTCTTCCCAAACAACTTTTGCTTGGTCTTTTTTAGTAGCTACTGAATAAACTTCTGCTCCGCCTTCGCCATCAGATGTTAGCATATAATTTCCAAGTCCACCATCTATTGTTGACTTTCCGTTTTTTCTTCCTACATCTAATATTCCTTTTTTATATTTCCTTAGCTCTGTTTCTTTATCTATAAAACCAAATAGTGCCTGTATAAAAGCCTTTTGCCATAGTTCTAAAATAACTGGTTTTCCTGCCCATTTACCTTTTGAGTGTTTGCAAAACTTTTCTATAAAGTTAATTGGTCTGTTCCCTCTTTGTTCATCAAGCACATAGGTATGAGTTTCTTCTTCCTCTGTTATCTCATTAAAAAAAGAAACTTGTTTTGGATTATAAATATCTTTTACAAGTTTCTTATATGTAGTTAAAACCTTATAGCAAGCTTTATCTGGATTCTTTAATAGAAACTGATAATACTCTTCTATGTATGTCATAGAGAACCATTGAATCGTTCAAATTCATCATCCTCATTTATTTTCTTTTCCTCTGGTAGCATATCATTTAATTGTTTTATTATATTCATATAGTTTTTTACCATTGTGTTATATGTTTTGCTTTCTATTGATTCTTTAAATCCAAATTGGTCTTTTCCATTTACGTAAGTTTCTTTTACTCCGTATAGTTTTATATCTTCCTTAAGTTCATCTAGTGTTATAGACATAAAAGAAGCATTTTCAATTAATTTTTCTGCCATTTTCTTTTTATTATCTGGTAAATCTTTGAATAATTTTTTCAGTTTTTGAGTTTCTTTCCTTATTTTCTTGTTTTTCTCGATAAGTGCTTGTCCACTTAATTTTTCACGTAAATCAACTTTTTCTTCTTCCATATCTACACCTCCTTATACTACACCCCTCACGCAAAATAACTTGTGTATTTTTCGAACCCCCACCCACCGTTCTCCCATATACATTGGTTTTACTAGCTTATGGGGGGATATCTTATCTATTAACCGTTTCTATTTCTTTTACTGAATTATCTAAAACTAAAACTTTTCTATGTAGCTTCTTCTTTAATCTTTTTTCTAATCTATCTTTGTCATCGTCTTTCAAAAACGCATTCATCTTAACAATTAATATATCTTTTCTTTTTAGTTTTAACTTTTTTATTTCATAAGTGCATTCTTTGACAACTCTTTTTACTTCTTGTTTTATTTGTCTTAATTGTTTTAATGCATTGTCTGTTTGTATATCTACATTTAATGTATAAGTATTATTTTTGATCATTTTTTTGCTAAAACTCCTTTTCATTAAACATATATCGTTTATTATTCTTTTTATATAGTTTAATGGTGTTCTTTTGGCATATTTCCATTGAGTTGTATTAGTACATCCTTCTTTCCCGTCTTTGTGTTTGCAACATGTTTTTTTGCATTGATTATTTGATTTATAATTGCAACTATATATTTTAGTCTTATTCATTCTTTATCAAATCTCCATTCTCGTCAAATATATATTCTTGTTCATCTGCAAAATGTTCTTTGTTGTGACATTCTTGACATAAGCATTCTAGGTTATCTATGTTAAAGAATACATTGTCATCTTCATAGTTTAAGTCAGTAATGTATTCCTTATGATGTATTATTACAGCAGGATTATATATCCCGCTTCTTTAAACATCTTTCACATAAACCGTTTGTCATTAATAGCTTTTGTTTTCTTAGTCTCTGCCACCTTTTACTTTTGTATTTCTTTGCTATTTTAGGATTGTCTCTATACGTCATGATTATTTATCTTTTTTATTTTTTCTAGTTGTTGTTTTCTTTATTGCTGTTTCTTTCTCAGTTTTTTTAGTTGCTGTTTCTACTTCTTCTGTTTCTTCTACTTTTTCCACAAATACTTCATGATACTCATTTGCTTTTGTTAGTACTCTATACCTTTCTTCTGATACCTCGAACTCTTCACCTTTCTTTGGTATTTTGTCTAGTTCTAAATCCTTTATATTTAATTTTTCATACCTATCTGTTGCTTTTACTAACATTTTAATTCCTCCTATTTTATTAAACATTTATTTTTAACTAGATAAGGACATCTTACTATCTGCTTATCTAGGTTTATAACCTCTAAAAAAGAACATTCTTGGCACTGTTCCGATAATTGTACATTTATTAACTTTCTTTTCCATTTTTCTTCTCTTTCTTCTTGTGTTTCTATCATCTCTATTGTCCTTTTACAATCATCTAATTTACATTCTTTACATTTTTTTCCTTGTATTGGACATACTTTATTATCTATCAAACATTGTTCCATATCTTTAATCCTCTGTACACTTTAGTTTTCCATTTATGTCTTGTGTTATTTTACAGTCAATATCTTTATTACATTTACTGCAGTTTTCTTCTTTGAATTGTTTTATTTGTTCTAGAGTCATATTATTACCTCTTTTCTTATAAACACTTTGGTCTAGGTAGTAGGAGTTGCACCTACGCTCTTAGGTGTCCAAGACCCGCATCTTACTATCAAGACTTTACCTAGATATTAGAACTCGCTAGGAAAGTTCTTTGGCAAATTTAATACTGAAAGGAGGTCAATTATACTCAACTAAATACAACTACCTTTTTTTATATTATCAGTTACCTAGCATACTGGTAATAACTAATTTAATCTAATTTGATGCATTTATTTTCAAATTTCTTATATGCGTCAAAGTACAATTCTTTTTTATTTCCGTTGTATGTTAATTCATAATACATACCATCAAATAATGTTGTACTTAACAACGCTTTATGGTTTTGTAATGTTTTACAGTACCATACATCAAACACATCAAATTCTGGAACATTATCACTTTTGTCTAAATGTTCCATTGCATATTGTTTTACTATTTCTTTGCATTTTTCTATAAATTCT